TGCACCTTTAAAATGCCGATTATATTTGATAATTTCGCCAAAGGCGAAATTATCAATATATAAAAGGTAATTTATCGGTTGCAAAGTAACCGTTACCAAAGCACGTATAAAGAACGCCCACCTAAAGGTGGGCGTTTTAAATGTGCAATGGTGTATTATTTATAGGAAAAAATACCAAAATCTGTATAAAAATAGCATAAAATTGATTGACTTTTCTGGGTTTATATTATGAGATATATATGCCAAAGTGTAAATGCGGTGTTACGGCCTCTTTTGGCTACAAAGATGAAAAAGCGAGTTGTTGTGTTCGTCATAAAATGGCTGATATGATTAATGTAGTGGATGTTTTGTGTTTGGATTGCAATAAACGCGCAATGTATAATTTACCCGGAAAAACTGGAGGTGTTTATTGTATCCTTCATAAAAAGGACGGAATGCTTAATGTGAAAAGCAAGAGATGTGAATTTATTTATGACGGCGGAATACCTTGTTATACAACTCCTATTTATAATAAAGATGGAGAACTGAAAGGCCGATTTTGTATAGAACATAAAGAGTGTGATATGGTAAATGTTACTGGTAAAAGATGTGAAATGAATGGTTGTAGATTTCATGCTCAATTTAATGTTGACGGAGAACAAAAAGGAAAATTCTGTTCTCAACATAAAACCGATGGAATGATTGATATAAAACATCGACGATGCGAATATGATGGTTGTTCAAATGCTCCCTCTTATAAATTTGAAAAAGATACTAGTTGTAGGTTTTGTGCTACACATAAATTGGAAGGAATGATAGATGGAAAACATCAATTTTGTATTTTTGAAGGATGTAAAATAGTTGCTGGATATAATATAATGGGATCAAGCACACCATTATATTGTGGTAACCATAAAAAAGATGGAATGTTAGATGTAAAACATCAATTGTGTATGGAATCTGGGTGTGACAAACGCCCGATATTTAATTATGCTGGAACCAAAAATGGGTTATATTGTGTTAGTCATAAAAAGGATAATATGATAGATATTATTTCTCCTAGATGTAAATCAACTTTTTGTGATAGTTTCTCTATGAAAAAATATGATTATTATTGTCTTCCATGTTATATTAATTTATTTCCGGATAAACCAACGAGTCGTAATTATAAAACAAAGGAGAAATCTGTGGTAGATTTTATATTATCTAATTTTGAAAATCTTTCTTGGATTGCCGATAAAAGAGTTCAAGATGGTTGTTCTAGAAGACGTCCTGACTTGCTCTTAGATTTAGGAACGCATATATTAATTGTCGAAATTGATGAAAATCAACATACTAATTATGATTGTTCTTGCGATAATAAACGATTAATGGAGATTTCAAGAGATATTGGACATCGCCCATTGATATTTATTCGATTTAATCCAGATGAATATTTGGATAGCAATAATATAAAAATAAAAAGTTGTTGGAAACCAAATAAACAATCCGGTGTTTTATATGTTGATAAAAATAAAATAAAAGAATGGAATAGTAGATTATCATTATTACAAAACCAAATACAATATTGGATTGAAAATAAACCAGGTAAAATTGTTGAAGTAATTCATCTGTTTTATGATGGAATGATTCCTACATAAAAAACAAAACAATTTATGATAAAATACGTCCTACATAATAGGTTATTAAAAAAAATTAAATTATTTTTTTTTAATTTTATGTAAGTGTTTTTAAGTTAGGGACTTTTTCCCACGAAATTATTTTCTTTAGCAATAATATATTAGTTGCATGGGCGGAGCGTTAATGCAGTTAGTCGCCTACGGCGCACAAGATGTTTTCCTTACTGGAACCCCTGAGATTACTTTCTGGAAGGTGTCTTACAGACGCCATACCAACTTCGCTATGGAGTCTATCGAGCAGACCTTCTCCGGACAAGCCGATTTCGGCAGACGTGTTACATGCACAATCTCCAGAAATGGTGATCTTGCCTACCGCACATACCTCCAGGTTACTCTCCCTGAGATTAACCAATCGATGACTTCCACCACCGTCGCTGGTTCTGGAGTCTATGCCCGTTGGCTCGATTTCGTCGGTGAGCAGCTCATCTCGCAGGTCGAGGTCGAGATTGGAGGTCAACGCATTGACCGCCAATATGGTGACTGGATGCACATCTGGAACCAGGTCACAATGACCTCTGAGCAACAACGTGGATACTTCAAGCTCATCGGAAACACCACACAGCTCACATACTTGATTGACCCCACATTCGCTCCTATTGCTGGACCTTGCGCTGCCACCGGTGTCCCTACACAGGTGTGTGCTCCCCGCAATGCTCTCCCTGAGACCACTCTCTACATTCCTCTCCAGTTCTGGTTCAACCGCAACCCTGGTCTTGCTCTTCCCCTTATTGCTCTCCAATATCACGAGGTCAAGATTAACCTTGACATTCGACCTATCGGTGAGTGCCTCTGGGCCGTCAACACCATTACCTCCACTGCCGCTGGTTCGCAAGCTGTCACGACTGCTTACCAACAGTCGCTCGTTGCTGCCTCGCTCTATGTTGACTACATCTTCCTTGACACTGATGAGCGCCGCAAGATGGCCCAGAACCCTCACGAGTATTTGATTGAGCAGGTTCAGTTCACTGGTGATGAATCTGTTGGTTCTTCGTCGAACAAGATCAAGCTCAACTTCAACCACCCTGTCAAGGAGCTCATCTGGGTTGTCCAGCCTGATTCCAACGTCGATTACTGCTCGTCGCTTGATCCTTCGCAGCTCCTCTACAAGGTGCTCGGAGCTCAGCCTTTCAACTACACAGACGGAATCGATGCTCTCCCCAACGCTATCCACGCTTTCGGTGGACCTGCCGAGACATCTGGCTCGCAAGCCTTCGTCACCTCGTCTGGTCTTTTCCAGATGCCTGGAGCTTTGGATGCTTCCATCGGATCCGGAAATATCAACCAGGGTGTCTGGTACTCAAGCCAGAGTGGTGGCGGCCTCCAGACCGATGTTCCTTTCCAGTCCCAATACGGAGCTGCCTCCGCATCCGGTCTCTCGGATGCCGGAACATTCGTTCTTGCTGAGACCGCTCTTGACCTCCACTGCTGGGGTGAGAATCCTACTGTCACTGCTAAGCTCCAGCTTAACGGCCAGGACCGCTTCTCTGAGCGTGAGGGTTCTTACTTCGATGTTGTCCAGCCTTTCCAGCACCACACTCGTGCCCCTGATACGGGTATCTGCGTGTATTCCTTTGCTTTGAGACCTGAGGAACACCAACCCAGCGGGTCGTGCAACTTCTCCAGAATCGATAACGCTGTTCTCCAGCTTGTTCTTTCTTCCCCTACCGTTTCTGGAACTGCCACTGCTAAGGTCCGTGTGTATGCCGTTAACTATAACGTTCTCCGCGTCATGAGTGGCATGGCAGGAGTGGCGTATTCCAACTAAACGATTTTATTACCATTTACAGTGTCATATTTTTTATTATTTATAAAAAATATGTGATGATAGTTTTTGCTTTCCCAACTGGGAAAGCAAACATTGTTTTTGCTTTCTAAAAACAAAAGAATATAAAGTGAATGTATTAATAAATATAATGACACAAATCGATATTGTTAAATTAATTGAAACAAATCCAATTACAAAACTATCAACGAATTATAATAATAAATTTTTATTAAAAATAAAACAAGTATTTACTGAAACCCAACAACATATATTTGTTACTTCATTTTATTGTTGGTTAAATTATCACACAAAAAATGATTATGTAATAGATTTAGATAATATATGGAATTGGTTAGGATTTAAACAAAAAGTTAAAGCAAAAATATTATTAGAAAAAAATTTTATAAATGATATTGATTATAAAAAAATTAATATCTCAAATTCAAAAATAAACGAAGAAAAGCGAGGTGGTCATAATAAAGAAAAAATAATGTTAAATATAAAAACATTTAAATTATTATGTTTGAAAGCAGATACAAAAAAGGCTAATGAAATCCATGAATATTTTATTAAGCTAGAAGAAATATTACAAGAAATAATTCAAGAAGAAAGTAATGAACTAAAATTACAATTAGAGCAATTAAAACAAACAAATGAAAAAGATAAAGAATATCAAATACAATTAGAAAAAGAAAAATTATTATTAAAAGAATTTGGAAAAAACTGTTCTATCGTGTATATTATAAAAGTAAAAACATATGAAAATGGACAATATGTTGTAAAAATCGGAGAAAGTCGAAGAGGTATTCAAGCCAGATATGCTGAACATAAAACAAATTATAAAGATATTCTTTTACTTGACTGTTTCATTGTGTCAAAAAGTGATGAATTTGAAAGAATGATACATAATCATATCAATATCAAACCTAATAGAGTTGTTAATTTACCTGGGCATGAAAAAGAAGTAGAATTATTTTTAATTGGTAATGAATTAACATATGAGATGTTATTACAAATAATAAATGAAAATATCCATAAATATAATAATATTCCACTCGACAATTTAGTTGATAAATTATATAATGAAATTGATACATTAAAAGAACGGTTGGAAAATAAATATTCAATTGCTGAGCCAGAATCTGCTATAACAAATATTGTAATAGACGCAACCATTTTACAAAAAATTCTAGATAATCAAATAGAAATGACAAAACAATTACAAGCTCTAGAAAAATCGAATAAAGAAATACTAGAAAAATTAAATAAAAGTCAAACAAAAACTACAACTAATTTTAATCAACCATTAACTACAATAAGTCATAAACTCCAACAAATTAATCCTGAAACAATGACTATTATAAAAGTGTATGATACGGTTGCTCAATGTCTAATAGAAAATAATTACAAAATGAAACGGCCATCGATTGAAAAGGCTATTAATGAAAATCGAATATATAAAGGATTTATATGGGCTTATGTAGACCAATCAAAAGACCCGAATATTATTCATAATACTATAACTATTCGTAAATCTAAAATACAAAATAATGGATATATTGCAAAATTAAATATTGACCAAACTGAAATATTAAATGTTTATTTAGATAGAAAAACCTCCGCAAAAATGAATGGATATAAATCAATTTCAGCTTTAGATAATCCAGTAAAGAATAAAACAATCACAAATAATCATTATTATATCCTTTATGACAAGTGCCAAGAATCGTTGATTCAATCTTTTGTAGAAAAAAGAGGAGAACCTATTTTATATAAAATGGGGGTTGGATATTTTAATTCTGAAAAAAAACTCGAACATGAATTTGTTTGTAAATATGATTGTATTAAACAATTAAAAATAAGTGATAAAACTCTTGCAAAAGTATTAGATTTAGATGTCATGTATAATAATCATTATTTTTGTTCATTGGGAGAAAAACTCATCATATAGATTTATATTCCAATAATATATGTCTTCAAATATTCAGAGAGGTTATATTTTGGTTCATATAATTCATATAAAACCAATATAAAAACCATCACCATAACATATCAAAGATGGCTCAACCTCATACCCACGTAACGACCCAGAAACAACTTCTTCTTGACAATTTGATGGATTTTTACAAAAAAGATAATACAGGAAAGAATCCCCTACAAAAAATGATGGAGGTCATCAATGGTGAATCCAAAATTTCCCTAAGAATTGTCGATTGGTTCGTGACAAATTATGCAAAGAAATATTTCACTGTGTATGAAGTCCCCAAAATAGTCCACAATGAAATATCACAAACGGAAACTGTAAGATTCAAGGTATTTCACGAATATAAACTCAAATTAAAGGCATATGCAAAAAAAAATTTCGACCCCTTTTGTCGTTGGGAACGTATTCAGATACCTTATGATGAGGAATCTTCGATGGAAACCACGATAGGTCAACTGAACTTTTTCAAATGGGCTATCGAGAACCGAATCATAGATTATATTCAAGCACATTATTCAGAAATAGAAGACGATATGAATAGTCGCAATAGCACGTCAAAAAGAAAAACTGCTGTTTCGACTACAGGAGGAGACGAGAACAAAACCCGAAAGAAACGCGAAGAACTTTCTATTTCGGCTTGTAAATGTATCAAGAAGGAAAATGTTAAGATTGTAGTCAAATTCAATTAAAATTAGATTAAAATGAAATGTAATAATGTATAATATATGGACTTTATACATTATAACCCAAAACATTATTTCGAAGAAACAGTAAAAACGTATATTGAACCTCCAAACCAATCAAACCTTTATGACACATATCGAGAACATTTATATATATCCGAACCGTTGTTATTTAAAAATCCCACGCAATCAAAGCATATTACTATACCTTTTTTCATACCTTTTTTAAATTCAACGCCTTCTATTATAATCGATCTAAAAAATCGGCTGTTTTTAGAAATAGAATATTTGGAATTGTTTTATGAAAATATTTCTCTATCGGTTTCTATAGAAAATACATTTACAATAACAGCGGAGAACCTGAAAAAACGGAAAATGCTACTTTTTACACCAGTCATAAAGAGTATTCATCTTACTTTACCCAATAAATTAGAAATACGAATCCCATCAGAATATCCCGATTTACCTCCCGATTTATATATAAATGACATTCCATATATAAATCTGATTAATTGTTGTAATCTAGAAAGAATAAAACGGACAATTAAAAAGTATTTTTTATCAAATTGTATTTCGTGTATAACAATTATTAAATTAGATATGTGGAAAAATAATATGATGTTATCGGACATATTATTTGAAATAGATAAAAATGAGAAAATAAAAAAAATAGTGAAATATGATATTTTATTGGGAGAGTTAATGAGAACCCGAGGATTAGATTTTCCTATTTTTTTGAATATTTTTGTGTTTTTGAACGGCGAATTTTAGAACGTCTGGTTTTATGTTTTTTTGAAACCACCCGGTATCTGAAATCCGGTTCGTCTAACATTTGGAGGAGCTTCTAGTTAGGCCAGTAGTAGTTAAACTAACAAGGTTGAGTTTTCAGAAATATATATATGTAAATAAATGTATATATTTCAAGAAAGCAATGGCCGTTGATTCTTATCCACCTTCATTGGCTCAGGTAAAATGAAAGGAATGCGGTCCATTATGGCCAAGCTTTCAAGTTGTTTAAATTGGGGTTGTATAGGTGCCATTGGTGATACTAAATTCGTGGAACCCGTCCCTTTCAAGTAGGAATCAATGTCAGCGAAATTACGGGATAATGCCGAAGGTCCCATTTGGCCTCCTAGTAGGCCATCTCCAGCATAATGGTTGATAAATGCTTGTCCGTTTCCCTGGTTCTTGTACATCAAATACAATCGTTGGTCTTCGCGACCCATTTCTTCGAATTTATAATTGCCCCTATCATTCTTATTCCTTGTAGATGCCATTTATATTCTATGAATATATTTTCTTCTTGACAACAACTAAGATAACCTTCTTGACAGCTTCACAAAATCCTCCGCAATTGGACTTTCCTTTTCATACAATTCAATAAAATCTGAAAAATAATCGTAGGTTAAAAGAACACATAAACCGGTTTCTTCATCCTCGGATAGAAAACATCCAGCAGCTAGTTTATATAATGACATAAACATAGGATTGTTTTTGGTTTTGTCAAAAATAATTTTCATCCCACGATTTACAGCTTCAGTGTCATAAAGAAGTTCATCATATGATTCTGGTTCGATATCTTTTAAATAGCCCCATGTTCTTTCTAAATAAGTGAGATTCATTTTGAAGTATTTTCTCATGGTATCACGATATTCCTTATTGGATGAATACATAGAATATTCCTAAATAATAAATATCATATTTTATCGAATGATATTTATTTATCAGTATCAATGAGTTTATAGAAGGAAAAGAGGGCGACGATAGGAACGGCTAGAACGGCGACTGTTTGTTCTACGCTTCTTGTTGGAGTTTCTAGCCTTAGACTTCTTGACTTTCGAAGACTTGCGTCTGCGTCTTCCTCCAGAAAGTGTTTTAACAACAACACTGGGGTCAGAATCACGAGCATCGGCTCCGCTTGTAATACCACCTACAGCACTAGAAGCTTCAGCCGCAATTTTACTGTCTAATAAAGAATTGGTTAATAAAGAGCTCATTATATAATATTGGAAGAAATTTATCGGACCCCATTTTCTCTGGCCGAAGCACCACCGCGCGTCCAGCCATTCATAGCAACCTCCTCAACAGAAAAAGCGGGATTAGTAATATGCGAACGCAAATCGTCACGAATAGGATAACTTTGATAATCAATATAAGGTTTTTCAGAGATAGTAGCAACACTCTTTAAATCGCGAATATTCTGGCCCTGTTGAAGTTGGGATTCCAAAGTAGGGTCACCACCACCTCTTCCTAAATAGGGAACTGTGGCAAAAGGACGCTGAAAAAGCTGGACTTTTTCGGTTCCCCTTTCAGATTCAATTTTGTTAAACATCTGGGATTCGACATCAATAACAGAGGAACCAGTTCCAAATCCATTGTTTGGGATAAACCCCGGAATTTCACTAGCAAATTTGACGGCACTATTTGAAGTGTATCCGCTAAAATAATTTGCAACACTGTAGTTTCCAAACCGTGTGTTTTGGACATTTTGCTGTGTTTGGTCAGGAACATCTGCTTTTAAACTAGCCATAGTATTGAATGTGTATCCGTGGAGAGACGTCATAATATAGTATATAATTATTTTTTTACGCCTTATTAATTAGTATATCTATCTAAATTTCTGGCACAAGCAAACAGATTACCTTCTTTACACGACACCATACTACCATAACAAAAATCGGCAAATCCTGCTTGGTCATTCGGAATAGTCGTTGCTGGATTTGAATAAAAAGGCTGTAAAGATTGTTCAAAAACAAATTGTTCTCCTAAATCTGTGAATAATTTCTTCGCTATATCTGGCTGCCCAGGGTTCTGGTCAATTACCAACTGTTGGGCCTGTTGTAAAATCGTCTGGTTTACATTTGTATTAAATGCCGGTGGGGCGGGTTTTTTCTCAGGATTGTAGTCGTAATCTGGGAGCAAAACATTCGAAAATGGATTAGTATCGCTCGGTGTATCAAATGTCTTTATTGGATCAACAGAATAGTCGCTTAAAACAGCTAAAGCAGGATTTTCAAATCCCTCTTGTTTAGCTTTTATATCCGTCTTTTTCTCACGCTCTTGTTTTCGGTAATAATGAAGTGCAAAAATAGCGGCCAAAGTCATTAATCCAATGAATATAATACGAATACTTCGTTGAAATAAATAAAGCACGATAACTAATAATATAACTGCTCTTGAAATCGCATTCAACTTTTGATTATAAGTCATGCCTTCTACAGGAAAAAATTCGGCACTATATAAGAGAACATTCGGGTTCTCCGACCAAAATGGAATTAATAATCCTCTTAATGGTTTATCTAATATATTATTTGATATATCAGTTTCAATACTAAAATCACTAGATATTAACGACATTATATATATTGTTTATTATTTTTTTAGAGGGGTTTTTACACCTTTACTACAAAGTGAATCGCTGAATAATGTATAAATATATCTTTATTCGATATCCGTAGATAATGTGCGTTTTATACATTTTTTATCCATTTGAAATGTCTCTACATTATCCGATTGTGGAACAATTTTTATAACACATTTAGATTTTTCGCCATAAAGAGGCTCAGTGCACCCTTTTTCTGTATTCCTCTTCTTAGCGGTCTTATTTTTTTTCTTAAATTCTTTGTAAGATTTCGTACATCTAGAACGAAAATGTTCATAGCGGTCACGAACATCATTATAAGTCAATCCCGATTTTTTTTTCAACATTTTGTTGATGACTTCGTGAAGTTCATAAATATATTTGGAGAACGTAGTTCTCGATTTCATTGCGTCAGCTGTGAGCGGATGTTTTTTGAAGTTTTTTTTCAAATTGCGTCGACATTTACCACAAGGCAATACATTTTGGAGATTGAGAATAAAATTTCGGTAATAACGTTTATCATCACATGTTGGGTTTACTGGATAATTAAAACTCATTGTATGAAGATAATGCCACATACTAGGCCCCCATACAGTAGTAAGCATACCATCGCCGCTATTATAATCGTCTACTGAATATGGTGTTTGTTTCATTTAACATAACGAGAGATATATTTAGGAGGAGGTATATGTTTATTTTGTCTAAAAAAAGTATCGTTATATTTTATATGGCAAATCTTATTTTATACGTAAATACATTATTAAAACCCTATTATAAATATGCACTTGTGTTTTTTCTACTAGTTGTTTTTGTGACAGTCGCACGATTCGCTTATCAGTCTTATTTTGTGAAGACAAATTCAGTGAAAAATTCGGCTAATGTAGCAAACGCAAACAATATTAAACCTATAACAGCCGTTTATTTTTTCCATGTAGATTGGTGTCCTCATTGTGTAAAGGCAATCCCTGAATGGAATGCTTTTACTGAGATGTATAACAATAAAGAGGTGAATGGACATTTAGTTCAATGCTATGATATTGACTGCACGGATGATACTGGAGATGCGGTTGTCCAATTTGACCCTACTGATGGTTCAAATACGAATATTTCGCCGACCCCGATTAAGATTTCACAATTGGTCAAGAAGTTCAAGATTGATTCATATCCTACAATAAAACTAACGAAGGATGGGTCGACAGTTGAGTTCGAAGCCAAGGTAACGAAGCAGAATTTGATTCAGTTTGTGACAAGTGTTTAATTCGCCGATTCTTTCATGGATTCTTTTATTGATTCTTTCATGGATTCTTTCATGGATTCTTTTATTGATTCTTTCATGGATTCTTTCATGGATTCTTTCATGGATTCTTTCATTTTATTTATAAAAAAATCAATCCCAGTTTTCACCAGATGTTCTCGTTCTTTTTTTCCATAAAGTGTCTTGAAGACATATTCTAAAGAAATTATATTTTCCATTATAAACTGATATGGAAATTCTCTAGAATTGTCATTATTGAACAACCCATTATTGTGTATAACATTATAAATAACCGAAAAAATAATATTAAGAATATTCGAAGACCCCAAAATGGGGATTTGCCGGTAATTTTTAGGAAAATTTCCTAGAGAAATACCGAGAACCTCATCGATGTTCTCACAAACACATTTTGTAATAGGGTAATTTAAAAAAAAACCTCCATCGATATAACATTTTTCTTCTTTTAATAAAGGAGAAAAAAGAACCGGAATAGAGCAACTAGCATATATGGCATCAATTACAAGCCATTCTGGGTGTGTCCTGAAGGATATATCTACTAGTTCAAACCCGTTTAATTCGGTAGTATATATATGGATATCAATGCCATTATACTCGTGTAGTTCTAACATGGTAATATCACATGATAAATCGACGGATTTCAAAAGGGGTTCGAAAATGTTCTCGAAAAAACCGCGATGAATTATTCCTTTTTTATCGAATATCTCGAGAACCGAATGCCGATTGTTTTTCATGACAGTATCCCAAGGACGTTTAACGAAATAATTAATAATTAATTCTGGTTCGATTTTTAGTGCAAAAGCTAACCCGACAATAGAGCCTACCGATGTCATGTAGATTGATTTAACATCATCCATATTTAAAAACCCAGAATGAATGGCTTCTTGTAAAATACCGGCCATAGAAAAACCCCACACGGTTCCACCTGAAAGAACAAGATGTTTTATTTTTCTCTGAGGATATACGACCGTGGATGATTCAGGAGGGTCATCCTGAAGTCCAGTATCTGAAGTATCTAATAGCGAATTATCTTCTTGACAGTTGTTTAAATCCATAGATAAAGGGTTCTCGGCGGGGGTCATAAAGAAAAATATGTGGATAAATCTATATATTTTTTAACTGGTGTATTATATAGAATGTCTTGTTTGTTATACGTGAATGACGAAGAAGCCCATCATAAAGTCAATATAGACGAATTATACGAGAAAAAACACCAGAGGGATTTAAAACAACTGTCGATTTTCAACAAGATTTTAAACAGGATTCATAAACGTATACAACTGACAGGTAGAAATAAAAGGTTAGACAAACATATTTGGTTTACGGTTCCTGAATATATTTTCGGAGAACCGAACTACGACCAGGGTGAGTGTTTGGGATATTTAGTAAGCAAATTGGAAGAAAATGGTTTTTATGTAAAATATATGCATCCGAATACGCTTTTTATTTCTTGGGAAAACTGGATTCCAGCATATACTAGAAATGAAATCAAGAAGAAGTTAGGCGTAGTTCTAGATGAAAAGGGAAATGTAATCGATAAATTAGACGAAAACTTAGAGATAGAAAGCCACGACCCAGCAGTGAGGCTTATTCAAGCCAATGAGAGGAATAAAAAACAATTCACACCGATTAAAGAATATAAACCTACAGGAAATATGGTTTATAATCCAGAATTTTTCGAGAAAATAGAGAAGAAAGTGTCGTTTACAGGGGTCTAGTATATCCCGAAGAAAATTGAAGCATTTATACTTTTATTACATCCCTACAAAATGGATACACGCGTTCTTTCTAAAAAAGTTAAAGATAATGACAATAAAATGAATCAACCCAGAGCATCTGCCATAGCGACCCTAAGTGCTAAACAGAAAACCAAAAAGAAGAAGATTCCATTGAATTCTGTAGATAAAAATAAACTATGGGCCATTTTTGATGAAGACACAAAAACCATATCCGAAAATGTTATGATTGATACACAAAACACCGATAATTGTCGTCTATGTAATTCCGTCCTAATAACCATGGATGACGGATTCCCTACATGTACCAACGACCAATGTGGGTGGATGTTTCGCGATGTTTTAGATTATTCGCCTGAATGGCGATTCTTCGGTGCAGATGACAAAAACGCGAATGACCCTACGAGATGTGGAAATCCAGTGAATCCCCTATTATTGGAATCGTCATTCGGTTGTAAGGTCCTTTGTAATAACCGGTCTTCATATGAAATGAAGAAGATTTCGAAGTGGACGTCTTGGCAATCGATGCCTCACAAAGAAAAGTCGCTGTATGATGAGTTCCAATTTATTACAGTGATGGCTCAGAATGCGGGTATTCCGAAGATTTTCATCGACGACGCAATGGCAATTCATAAAGATATTTCTGAACAACAGATGTTTAGAGGATTAAACAGGGACGGCATCAAGTCGGCATCGATATATATCTCTTGTAGAATGAATGGATGTCCTAGAACAGCACACGAGATTGCTGAGATTTTTAGATTGGATAAAGCGAGTGCAACTAAAGGATGTTCAATGGCAGTCAATATTTTAGCAAATATTGATAGAGGAACTGAGAACAAGAGTGAATTATGTGCAACAAAACCGAGTTTATTTATAGAAAGGTATTGTAGTTTGCTTGGGGTTAATCATGAGTTATCATTACTTTCAAAGTTCATAGCAAATAAGATTGAACAGAAAGCCATAATAACGGATAATACTCCACATGCGATTGCTGCTGGGATTATTTATTTCGTTTCTCAAGTATGTGGATTGAACATATCTAAGAAGGATATAAATATCAAATGCGGAGTGAGTGAAGTTACCATCAATAAGTGTTTTAGAAAGATGGATAGTATTCGATGTGAATTGATACCCCAATGTATTTTAGAGAAATATAAATGAATTACTATTTTTGGATTTAATTTACATTTTAATTTTTGGATTTTTTTATGGAAAAAGAGTATAGATGTCAGATACAACAGAGAATATTACGTATGACATAGAGTCAATTCAAGAAGAGTTCCAAGTGGAGGTCCCTGCAGAGATCCCTGTGGAAGTTCCTGTAGAGGTTCCTGCGGAGGCCCCTGTGGAGGCCCCTATGGAGGCCCCTGTAGAGGTTCCTATGGAGGCCCATGTAGAGGTCCCTGTCCCTGTGGAGGTTCCTGTGGAGGCCCCTGTAGAGGTCCCTGTCCCTGTGGAGGTTCCTGTGGAGGCCCCTGTGGAGGTTCCTGTGGAGATTCCTGTGGAGGCTCCTATGGAGGCCCCTATGGAGGTCCCAGCAGAGGTTCCCGTGGAGGTTCCTGTGGAGGCCCCTGTGGAGGCCCCTGTGGAGGTTCCTGTGGAGGCCCCTGTGGAGGCCCCTGTGGAGGTTCCCGTGGAGGCCCCTGTGGAGGCCCCTGTGGAGGCTCCTATGGAGGCCCCTGTGGAGGCCCCTATGGAGGCCCCTGTGGAGGCCCCTGTAGAGGCCCCTGTAGAAGTCCCTGCAGAGGTTCCTGTGGAGTGTCAAGAAGATATAATACCTACTGTACATGAGGAGGTTCCCGCGGAGGTTCACGTGGAGTGTCAAGAAGATATAATAGCTACTGTACACGAGGAGGTTCCCGCGGAGGTACACGAGGAGGTTCCCGCGGAGGTTCACGTGGAGTGTCAAGAAGATATAATACCTACTGTACACGAGGAGGTTCCCGCGGAGGTTCACGTGGAGTGTCAAGAAGATATAATACCTACTGTACAAGAGGAGGTTTCTGTGGAGGTTCCTGTGGAGGTTCCTGTGGAGGTTCCTGTGGAGAGTCAAGAAGATATAATACCTACTGTGCCAGAAGATATTTCTATTGAAGACCCTGTGGAAATTATAGATGAAGTTTCCATAATCCCAAAACTCATTTTCATTATTCCTTATCGCGACAGAGACCAACAACAAAGATTCTTCGACTTCCAAATGAAAAAGGTTCTCGAAGATTATAAAACAGGAGAATATTTATTTATTTATTCTCATCAGAACGACCAGAGAACATTCAATCGTGGGGCTATGAAAAATCTAGGATTTTTATATGCTAAATCAATATACCCAAATGATTATCAAAATATAACATTTGTATTTAACGATGTAGATACAATGCCCTATACAAAAGATTTAATCAACTATGAGACTACACCCGGAAATGTAAAACATTTTTATGGTTATACATTCACACTCGGCGGAATAGTGTCCATTAAAGGAGGCGATTTCGAGAGAACCAATGGATTTCCTAATTATTGGGCATGGGGATACGAAGATAATGCTTTTCAACTTCGCGTAAAAACAGCAGGGTTAAATATTGACCGTAGCCAATTTTATCCTATTTTGGACCAAAATATTCTTCAATTAAAAGACGGTATTATAAGAGTGGTTAATAGAGGAGAGTTCGACCGTTATTCAGATGAAGTCCTATACAATAAAAATCTCGATGGATTCAGAACAATTTATAATGTATCCTATTCATTTGATAAAACAACGAATTTCTTACATATAACAAATTTTCAAACACCAATCGTCGAAAACCCCCAATTAAATAAAGTTCATGATATGCGAGAAGGTTCGGTTCCGTTTAAACCCAACCCAAAAGGCAGACGCTATGCCACAATGCCGATGGTATTAAGATAGTAAAACACTATATAAAACATTTATTTTATTGGATGCCGGGAGAACATTACACCTGCCGAACTTCAATAAATATGTAATACTAATGAAAAACCCGAATGTATTCGATTTATAAAAACAAATTTATTATGATTATTAAACCATATCTCGAAAAGGATTTCTATTCATAGTTTTGCCAGGTTCTCCCATTTTTATTCCAGAATATGATTTACGCGGTTTGTCCTGTAGAATATTTGAAGAATCGAATACAATTGGTTTCACGTGTTTATATTCAAGTGGATCTATAATTGACTTTTCAGGACCGACCTTATTATTTGAAATATCTCTGACAATTGGTTTCACTGGTTTACATTCGAGTGGTCCAATCACCTGTGGTTTAACAGGTTTACATTCGAGTGGTCCAATTAGAATCGATTTTTCAGGACCGACTTTATTATTTGAAATATCATTGACAGTAGGAATATTTACCTTCGTATCACTAGCCAGAGTAATTTCTGTTGATTTAAGTTGTTCAGTTAATTCGTGAATGGTTTGTTCTTGTCTATTGCAACGTTCTTGTAAAGCACGATAATTTGCCGATAAATGTAAAATTGATCTAAAAGCAACTTGGACATCTTCTTCAAAAGTGGTTATTGATGACATATTATAATATATAATCAATCAAGTTTCTAATATGTTGTCAAAAAGAATTAATATTTTGCAGCCCTTTCGATAATATCATTTCGCAAAGAAACACTTTCACGCGATTGTGTATCTAACCCATTTGTTAACTGATTTGGATGGAGCCGATATAATAATAAAATATCTGGCAAATTATAAATTTGACCATAATTCTTTAGGATTTTCGCCATAAGATTATAATCCTCATGAAGTGTTCTAATACGAATATCGGTTTCGTCATAACCACCGATTCTTAAAATCTCTTTTTTCTTATAACAAATTGTAGGATGGTTAATATACCAACTAGGTCTGCTCTTATAGAATTCGGCCCATGTCATAATAGGTGGATGAGACGTTTCATTAGTAACCTGTTTTTTACAATTATTATCTACATAAAAAAGCCTTATATTGGCGCCACAAACAATAGCTTGTGGGTTCATTTTCATGAAAGTAATCTGTTTTGCCATTCGGTCTGGCAACATCAAGTCATCGGAATCCATTTTGAAAACTATCTCATGAGAACATGCGTTCAATCCACGATTAATAGATTTCGCTGTTCCCATATTGACATCATTTTTTAAATAGACAAACTTAGTAAATCTCGATGTTTTTTGGAATCTTGCTAGTTCCTTAATAAGATTAGACGAATTTTCGGGAGTAGAACCATCATCAATCCATATAACTTCTATTCCAAAATATCCATTTTGAGCGCGAATAGATTCGAGACATTCACGAATATAAAGCGCATCTGTATTATAACTCGAAATAACTACTGAATACCATTCTGAAAGGGGCGGTGATTTTACTCTATCGGGCAAAACGACAGAATTCATAGTATCATAACTCTGTTTTGCTGTGCCCCATTCTTGATATCCATATACTTTTTTATGACCTAAATATTCATCCCCCGTAAAATGAATTGGCAAGAAAAGATGGCTTGGAAATACAGAAAAATCTGGATATTTTCCAGTATTAAGCATATTTGTTAATAAAGCCGGTCCGACACTATACCATGCTCGAGTTTCTTTTATCAACTTTGCTGCTTCAGCTGAAGTAGAAATCCATTTAATTATATCTAAACAAATCGGATGCTTCGGCATAAATCCCATTGTTCCTGTTGCTACAAGACCCTCTCGCATGTTCTCATTTTCAAACGTAGCAAAGGCCGATTTTCCCTCGAATAATTCATCGAAAGGTTCGATACAAATAGAATCAGCATCCACGAAATACCCTCCCATCTGATAAAGAATTTCCCAGCGGATAATATCAGCTTTTCCATTGATTTCAGCAATATCATTAATCTGTTTTTGACAAGTAAAAGATAATCCGCGACGTTGAATCTCTGATTCATTCCAAAGAATATATTCAAAATCAGGATGTTTTTCTTGCCAGGTTCTCATTAGTTTCGAAGGAGCTGGTTTGGGACCTATCCAGATTTGATGAAGGATTTTAGGAATCATTATAATGAATATAAAAATATAGTTTTTATATTTATTCGTAGATAATTAATTCTTGAATAAATTTATTCGATTATCTTGAATGTTATACCTAGTTCAGAAGGGTTCTCCCATATACCGGAAATTTTGATATATAATGGTCCTCCTACAGAATTTTTATAATACTTAATAGAGCCATTTTGTAATTGGTTTTTTAAAGTATAAACGGGAGTTTTTTGGATTTTATAAAATAACATATAATATTGAATTAACTGTTTTTCGATAATACTCATTTGAGTAATTAAATCTTTATGACAAACTGTGTCAAATTGTAGAAAATATGGCGATTTCGAATAATTTAATTTTTTAATAGGTAACTGGAAAAAAAGCCCGTTCATTGTCATGAAGGAATTAGTAAATACGATTTTTGTGAAATACCCGTCCATAATCATATTAATTTTTTTTTCTAGAAAATAAATATTTTTGACAAAAAAATCGGTTGGTTGAAGTAAAATAAGCATTAAGTTGATTCCATTTATTCTTCTATATCATTTATATTATGATGGGGAAGGAGAACTTGTAGGACTAGGACTCATAGTTGTAGTAGAAGTTATAGGAACAGCAGATGTTGTAGGAACAGCAGATGTTATAGGACTAGGAGATGTTGTAGGAGTAGGAGAAGTCGTAGGAGAAGTGGCTGAAGGAGGATTTATAGTAGTAACTGTTCCAAGACTATTTAATGGCCATGAAGGTGTAATTCCTGCACATGACGGAGGGGAAACCCCCATTGGTGACGAAGAACTATATGCCATTGGGTCCATATCAAACCCTTCAGTAAACCATTTATCATTGATAATAAACGCAAGAAAAAATAAAATCAAAAGTACCAAAACACCGACTTTTAGTGTAATTTTCATAAAGGAATATATATTACTACTATATAAAAATGGGTTCAACATATCCTATGGGATTTCCTCAAAAAGAATTTGGATGGAAAGGAAAACCGTTTTCTCAAGTGATAGCAACTATTCAGTATAATAACAAAAATGCACCTACGCTTACTCCTCAACAATTAAGAAAAGCATTACCTCTTAACCTTTATAGAAAGGAAATCCACAATATTGCAGGACAAAATTACGCTAAAAACTGTAGTACTCGTGTTTCGATGAAAATCGCGGATTTTGATAGACCCGGAAACAATATTGTTTCTGAAGTTCAACCCTTGCCATATTATTCAAATGGTTTAGTCGCTACTTTGGATATAAATCCAACAACACTATCAGCTGAAAATGGAAAATGTAATAATATTGCAACAACCTGTGGATTATCCCCGCAAAATAACGCAAGAAAGCGCTGTCGTAGTGCTGGGATGATTCCTCGTAAATTCGACACAAGAAGAAATAATGGGGTCTACGCTTCAAGCACCCAGCAGTATTTGACAAGTCGAAATCGGACCATCAAACAGAATGAATTTAATTATATTCGCAAAGGAACATCTGGAATTATTCCTGGACCTGGATTAGCGGCTTCTAATGTATATTCTCCTGCTGGATTAAGTCATTGTTCTCAACCTTATATTTCTGCAGGAAATAATAATAATATATTCCAATATGTTTGGATTGACGGAACTACATATACAGTTACTATTCCTGACGGTGTATATGATATTGCGGGATTGAACCAAGTATTCCAGACAGCACAGATACAAAATAAAACCTATTTTATTGATTCAAATAATAATAAAATAACATTAATGAATATCAGTTACGATACTCGAAATAATGCAACTGTTCTTTATACCGGAACAATCATATATAGGTCGGATTATATTGCGGCAACAACATGGGCGACTACTTGGACAAGCGGAAACTATAGTTCAATTCCTAATCCTATACCTAATCCAGTTATTTCTGGATATACTCTTGGCGCAACATATTTTATCGTCCCAAATACGTTATTTTCAAATTTAATCGGGTTTGCTACAGGAACCTATTATAGTGGAATCGTTGAAACGACATTTACTGGTCTTATACAACCAAATTATGTTACTCTCTATTACAAACCTAATAATCCTGAATATGGTGTTCAAGGCGCGGTTGACGCAAGCACACGTATTCATAGACTCAAATACAATACTATTACTACGGGAGCAAATGGAATCCGTTCTGCTTATGGAAATGCTGCTGCTAATGCTTTGGCATATGGTGTCAGCGAACAGGCATATACTGCTAAAACTATTGCTGGTGATAAATACACATATACTCCTGTAATTAATCCTATAACTGGTCAAATATGTAAGAAACAATATATTTTTAGGATGTAGATACAAAACCTACCCTAAAGGGCCGGCGTTATAGCGAAGTGGAGAATATAAAAAGGTATAAAATGGATCAAAATAAATACTACATATTTACAAAATCGGTTAACGATAAATAAAGCATATTTGAAGCAAAATTTGTAAAAATCATAAACCAAACATTGATAGTTACGGATTATTATGAAGAGCCCCAAACAGAACGCTGTAAATCACTTTATTCAATCCCTTTAGATTGGATTATAAACGTAAAACCTAAAACTTTATTCAATAATTTCATGGAAATACCTTAATCTACTCATCGGTTCCTCCTAAAAAAATATTCGTAGGTGTATTCAAAGAATAATAGGGGACTTGAAACCTACTACACCAATCCATCGATTTCTGGATATTGGTCTGTAAAAGAGTTTCTATTTTATCCATTTTTGTTTTACTATCTATAAGCGATAATGTATATGTAATATTTTGAATCTGTTTTTGACCAAAGATAGCATTATATTCTTCTATTTTTTTTATAAAATACTGATTGATTCCGGCATCCCTATTTATGAACCTCCCAGGAAACCCATCTGAGTTCTCCATCATAGATTTAAATGCCGCCGATAAATACGGATAAAATCCAGTTATATTGTCATGAAGGAATCCTATACATACAACATATCGTTCGGAATTCGCGTAGCGACTCGTATGGGGTTTCATAATATAGACTTTTTCATAAAAAGACGAGAGTATATAGAGGATATCTACTGTATGTGCCATAAAACAATCGAATATTTTCAGGATAAAATGCCCCCTGTATTTATTGAGACAAAGGGCGAATGCCATCTGCGCAAATAGAAGTTTCCCAATCATTTTTTCTTGTTGGTTGAAATCGAGGGAGAAATCGAAACCCCCGTCGGCAGTAACAATATCCATTTTACCATATTTCGAAACAACATACTCGAAGTTCTCGAAAGAAAGAATATTTCCAGTTCCATCTGCTCCATTTTCTAGGAAAATATTGGAATTCAATTTCATAAAGTTCTCAGATTTCTTCCAACCTGGAATATTGGGGTCGTTTTTCTTTTCGTCAAGAAGAGTCATACCGACATATTTATCTTCAAGACACCTTCGCATATAGACCATGGCTTCAATAAAACCTCCAGGACCCTCCGCCAAATGAAAAGTCCTGATAGGTTCTCTGAAAAAAAGTCGGAATGTATGAATAATTTCGATCATTTTAAAATACGACCTGGAAATAGGTTTATATTTCGATACCGATTTCTTTTTTAATGGAACAACCGTATGAATATATTCATATGGATTCGTGTATTTTTTGAAAGTATCCCACTGTTTTTCGATGGCCGTTATTTTTTCTTTGATGTTGTATAAATAGTTCGATAAAGAAGGTGAATATGAAATACCGGATTCATCGAGATCTTCTTTGACTTTTTCATTTTCTTCACTGTATTCTATTTGCTTATATAAATGTAAATAAGACCTTGGTAACATAAAAAATGTCATATAACTAATGTATATGACATTTTTTGTTTATACCTTTTCCTATATGTTTTACGATTGATATTAACGTTTGCGATTACTACGGGACTTTCGGGATGCCTTCTTCGCACTACGGCGTCTTCTGGTTTTTCCTCCTATCATTATTCCAGGTCTAGATTGAATTCCTCTTGTTGTGTTATCATCACTTATATGAAAACTCTCATATTTACCTTCGGTTATGTTCTTTAATTGGCCCCTATGTATATAAATAAAATAATCTTCTTGTAATTGTTTTAATGTCATAGGACCATCCACATATTTAACCATGCGCCACGTTCCAATTGGTTTAACATAATATTGAAAATTACCATCTTTTTTCTCAAAATCTAAGTCGAATAAATTTTCTTCTACAGAACCCGATTCAATATTTGGGTCTTTTTTTCTAACAACTATTTGTAAATTTCCAGAAACAAAACGATTAAATCTGGGTATATTGTTTATTTGGATTACTTTTACATATTTATGTATTGGTTGTTGTTTATTTTTATCGTATATCGATAAACCTGTATATGGTTCTTTGTTATAATATTCATATGTTTCACTATAATTTTTTAAAGACATGACTAATATATAATAATGTACATATATTTAATTCTCATCAAATTTGATTTTTTGATTAAGATTCTTCTTCTTCAATTCTACTAAAAGTCTCTTCCACGGACGATTGCGAAAACAACCCAGTATCAGGTTTCTGTAATTTAACGCGAATCTTCGTCTTCTTGACCTCCCCTCTAAGAGCAGGACGTTTCTTCAAGACCTTATCGACTTCCGCTTCCAATTCTTCAGTAGACAATCCGCCCTCTTCGACTCCTTCGACACCCTGTAAGAACAATTTCTCTTTCTTTGCCGCATCCACTGACATAACCTTCCGAAAAACGAAATAGCGGTTCAAAAAGGAAACGGACTGCTCGGCACCTGTCATGTAGGGTGCATCTTTATAATCCACCTCCACCTGAGGTCTTCGCCGAATCTCATTCTTCATCGAATCATATAATTCGCTAAATAGTCCCGTCGAATTCGGCAATCCCATCTGTTGTGCCTCATCTTTCGAAACCAGTTTAAAACCATAGTTATCCATCATCTCGACGAAGAACGCAAAGTTCACTAAATATTCCGTCGCAAACTGGTTAATACTCTCTTGATAGACATCGATTCTATATCCTAAAGATGTATCATCATCCGGTAATCCACTATCATTATACTTCTTGACAATCTCACAAATCTTCGATTTATTCCCATCTCTATCCGTCGTCGAAAAGACTAAAGATTCGCCGTCCTTCTTTTTCTGGAGCATCTTGAAAATCGTCTTGCCGTCATAACACGTTCCCACGAAATACCCCTGGTCCCTCGTGCATTCCGCCAAGTTTCTCAAAAATCCATGGAAAACTATCTTATTCTCGAAGAAATAATGAAGAGCAAATTGGCACGAACTAATCTGAAATCCGGCTTCGCCGACACCATACTGAGCCACTACAGCTTTACCAATCACCAATGGGTCTTTAGGACCCTTACCAAAGATGGCATTGGCGACCTTCTTGTCTTTACTATTCGTATCACCTGGGAAAGCCTTCAATGTTCGGATATTAAGTCCACTGTTCCCCACAGTAAATAGACAATCTGGAACTGATTTATTATCCCGGCGAACATTCAAAAATCGAGCACAAGCCCCCTTTTTATTATTATGAATATTCGGGTGGCTTACGTCGATGCCGAAAACAAACCCCAATTTCGCCGCTGTCCATTTCGAAAGGTCGCCACCCATTCCAACAGCATAATCAATGAGCGTATCTCCGCGTCGTCCAACCCCCAATATAAGCGCCTTCTTGACAAACAGATTGTGGAAATCGCGGAGTCCCTGCGTATTGTTCTCTTGGTTTCCCTTGTAATAAACGCCTTCATCTACTACATCCGGAATGCCTTCGCCAGTAGTAATCATCTCTTCTGTTATAGGATAATGAATCGATTTCCAATTGGCATTGGCCACACGATAAGCATTGCCAAACTGTTTTTCTCCATTACGCAACTGCTGCGTCTTATCTGTACGGACACGTAGAGGAATCCAGCGAGAATCGGATGGACGACTCCCATCATATTTGAATTCGACGATATTGTATGCGCTGAAATAATCGCCCTCTTCGGATAACATCATCCCATCTTCTTGTAATTTTATCTTCGTAATATATGCATTGGCATCGTAGGGGTCTGTAGGTCTGAATAATTCGGGCCTATATTTTCCGACATTTTCTTTTGAAGAAGGTTCGACACCATCAAGCATATCTTGGTAAGGATTCATGAACCCGTCGTTTTTCTCTCTATAACCGCACATGAGTTCCAATGTCTTATATTGGTCGATAGCACTAGCACCCATCATATTGATCCCATCTTTGTAAATGTGAGATATCTCTTCTTTACCAGTAGAATCCGTTTTCACAGTGACTAAGAAATCAATTGTGTTTTGGTCGGCGGGTTTCCATTTAAAAGAATGTTCCCAAGTTGCACTGGATGGAGGAGGGGCTTTTCCTCCAGCAGATGTAGCCGTATCACCTCCTACAGGATTATTCGACGGCGTCAAAATGAGACCATCTGTGTGATAAGGATAAAGCCCATCAGCGATTCCCTTCATAATCGACGCAGCACATTCAAATATGGATTTGATGCCGGAGGTTTGCTCGAATCTCTTGCATTGAACGACTAATTTACAAGAATGTTCTATCTTCGGTTTTTCTTTCAAGAACTCGCCACTTTTAGGATTAAACCACACCGAATTTCCCTTCTTGTCTTTGACTTCTTTCCAGATTTTTACTGGTTTCTCGCCCACAATCGAAGAAGGTTTCAAAACAGAAACTAGTTGGTTCAATACGGGCAATCTGTAATTACTCGGGAGTTCTGCTGCTTCTTCTTCCGTCGTCTCTACCGGACAAAATGCCTTATCCCGGAAATTCTTGCCGTTTACAAAATAGACATCGAAAGCAGCATACAAATTCATAGGGTTTCCTAATTTGTCAAATTTCACCAATTCCCCGTCCAAAAGACTATTATAAACCGTCTTTTCTTCGGTCTTCATCCCCGTAAATTGGACATTGAAACGGTTGTCAATCAAATAGATTCGGCCGACTTCATTTATATATAATAATTTACGTTCTCCATCGGCTTTATCAGTTACAGTATAATTTTCCAATACACTTATTGCTGTTGAACCTTCCTTTTTAGGCAAGATATTCTCACGCTGAAGAGTAACTGAACCAGGTCCTACAAAAGCAAAATTGCGAGAGAATTCTTCTTTATTTGTGAAATCTACCCGTCTGAATTCGTATTCTTTCTTCTCAAGAACCAGCTTCATATATCCATTTAGGATATCATCACGTTCGGTAAACGAAATCGGGTAGAAACACTGCTGGATACCGCATAATACGATTCTAATAGACGCACGTAAGGCATTCATAACTTGGTCTACCGTTTCATATTTCTTACCAGTCCCCACATTGCTATTATCGATTTCTAATTCGATTTCATAGGTTTCAGCGGCTTCAAATACACCGGATTCTTGAATCGTATATGTCGGAATAGGAACATTGGAAGGAGGCCTACGAAAATTGGGCCCACCACCATCGAAACCACCATCCATATGAGCCCCTCTTCCTGAAGCAAATTTCTTAGAAGAACGAATAATACTGATATCGGCAAAGACTGGCAAATCGGGATGTGAAAATCGGACACGATTCATAAGACGAAATGTTTTCTTTCTATCCGCCCATGTCTGAATGACTTGTTTTACAAAAGGGGTTCCAGAATGATATGTCTGCTCCAATTGATAAGAAACACGGAAATTCATATCATACATATCAATCGGTCTTTGATAACTGCCATCAGCTTCTTGTGTCGAACTCTTTTTCGTGAATTGGATTTTATTATACATATTCCATGGTTTGTCCAAAATAGATTGTATGCTATTGGTCTGGCAATATTCTTGAACCATATCAAGACCGACTAATTCGGCACGGACATTCGACATCTTGCGCTGGTCTGAAAGTTGGTCTTGGTAATTAATACGCAAATAATGATGGCCATTTGGCAAATCCGTCGTAAACCCGTTTTTAAGAAGCTGTTTGACAACATTATCATAATCTATTTTTGACAACGGGCGACCGCTTCTCGTATTCGTGCCAAAACGGATTTCGAATTCGTTCTGTTTACGATCATTGCGATAATTTGGCGTCCCCGAAGCTAAATATTGGGTTAAACGCTGTTTGAATGCCTCCCCTGCCTCTTTGATTTTATCTTTTTCTTTTGCCCTTTGTTCGGCGAACGAGAAGGCACCTTCGGCAATGGGTTTTTGTTCTAATTCTTTTGTGTTTCTTTCAGACGACATATAATAATATATACTTTGTGTATATATTATTTTAATAATCATTCGTATCAATTTTATAATGTGGTTCATTCTAGACGAGCCAAACAAGGTGTTGCAATAAAGCCCTATATACTTCGTCCTTCGATTTATCATGAAAAGGTATTCCATGATTCTCCGCTAGTGTATTCAGTTCTGCACGTTTATAGGTTGATATGGCACGGAGCGGCTTCTGATAACTTTCTAAATCAAACGACTCCTCACATAGGGTCTCGAGTGTTTTTTCACCAGAATATAATTCGTAGTTATAAAAAGATTTATCGGTGAGGGTCTTAAAAAGAATACACGCTGGATGGTCGGTCGATTGAGGCACAAACGACAGATAAGTCTTCTTGACATCATCGAAGAGATATATCGCGATTTTATAATAAACTGACATTCCTATAACTCCTAGCAATGTAGTTTTCCCTCCGGTCATGTATTCTGATAGCATTTCTTTTGCAGACCCCAAAGTTATTTTTTGATTCGTTGTCTGGAGGTCTTTGAGCTTGGTCATATAGGTTGACCTGATTTTGTTCTTTTCTTCCCATTCTCGATTGTCATATTTGGACCCAATCAATTTATATTCTGTAAGACCGTAAACAGAAATAAAAACATGCCAGAATAATGTGTCTTTTGGAACACGTATTGATTGTTTTCTTGGCGGAATTTTTTGTTCTACTACCTCCTTTTTAATTTTTTCTTCTACAGGGCTTTCTACAACCAAAATTGGTTTGATTTCATCTGTTGGTTGTTCGCCCTTATAAAAAAAGGGTGCCAATCTCTCTAGCTCAGTGGGATGTTCAAATAACTTAATCCCAAAAATACGCTGATTTAAAAAAGTATATGTCATTTAGTTTCTAAAAGAATAAAGCATACTATCTTTAAGTTCTTTTTCAATAAAAAAAGCATTCTTGAAGTCTTCTTTTTGACACTCAAATGGTTTGAGCATTTGCTCTTGGTCCTGAATATATGCTATATACTGATTTAGCTTCTCTACTGTGTCTTTTTTTAAAAAGGCCATATTAATATAAATCCCGCTCTTGTTTTCGTTTATAGTTGTCGGTGCAAATTCGTGAATAATTTTCAAAACCTCAATATGCTGTTCTTTACTAAGACTTTCTATAGTTTTCTTTAAATCTTCTAAATCCATAATAGATGATAGAATAAAAAATTTTTATATTGTTTTTTCATTCAATCTATCTCTATCATTCGATTTCTTTCAATTTCCCTATACAAGAAATCGTGGAATCGTTCAATTCAAAGCGGACACCTATGACACTAACGACCAATTTGGCATTTTCTGTTGCTTTTTCGAAATTATGGTCATTGATATGGTGATCACGAGCAATAAAGACTGTGATAGGCGTATTCTTTTTGAAATCCATGACCTCGGCATGAATACCCGCCTTTGTAATCGTTTTACATACACATTTGATAAGCATACCATCTACAGGATGACAGACCATACACTCATAAGTAGTCATGAACTCGACATAACCAGCATTCACTTTTCCAGAAGAATATGTTAAGATATGAACCGAGTCAGGCCTGACAAAACCTTCGACGATACATTTGCCTTCGGTTTTCGAAACAATGAGACGTTCTAAATTTTGTTTTATATTTCCGCCGACTTCTACTATGGGAAGAACGACTTTCATGGAGAGAATCGATGGAATATAGGGGTCAAAAATCTGCTGTTTCTTTTCTTCTTCGGCTCTACGAGGTTTCTGTTGTTGTCTGCGCATTTTATATACATACAGAAATATATTTAAATCGTTTCAATTTTCCGGGGGGCTTAGCCCCCCTGGACGACCCCCCGCTCTAGAATGGATTTTATTAATATATTTCTTGAGGACCTTTTCTGTGATTGTCAAGAAGATATATTATCGCGTGGTCCCATGACAACATAGCATATTAATCCTTCTTGACACTTTTGGGTTTACCCTTTTAGGATTTGTCAAGAAGGATTATTATCTATAGATCCCCCTACAAAATTGAATAACCTTTTTTAAATTCAATAAAGAATACACTACAGTTCCAATTCCAAAAGAAAATGCAAACTCGTTCAATGACTAAGCGCGTCCAGTTCGCCGTCGATATCGACTTCGATGAGGCCTCCTCTGCTTGGAAAGCCAATAAAGTTCCAAAAGGTAACGGTACATACGGTTATAAATGTGAAAAAGTCCAGCGGAATGGGAAACCATGCAAACATATTGCTAGCCCCTGGTCGGATTTCTGCAAACGCCATCAGCCGAAAACAAACAAATAATCCTTCTTGACACCCCCGAAAATGCTCATGAAGAAATAATATTTATGCGTCCTTTGGTTCAATAAAATAGTGTTCATCAATGGCCGATTCGGTCATAATAAAAGGAGGAATAAAACTATCTTCAATCACCGTCGTATATGCCGGGTCATTATTTCCATCTTTATAAACATGGATGATTTTTCTTTTTAGTTCCTTGAAAGTTTTGTGAGTAATAATATCGCCGATTTTATAACGGGTAGTATATTCTGAATCCATTAAAATATATAAATTCAAATATTTATATAGTTTTCGGGGGGGTCCCCCAAATTCCTTCCTCGATTCGATTCCTAGGAGGAAAATTCCTCGATTTAAATTTTGTTCTCCGTTATAAAAATAAATGGCGGAGCCAAGCGGGGGTCCAGTGCCCCTTCGGGGCACAGCTGGGGCGCCTTTGGCGCCCTGGCCAGGGGGCTTAGCGAAGCAATAGCCCCCGGAAAATTGAAGGTCTTTTTTTGGACTGAATCAGGAGCACTTTTCCCAACACGCCAGTATTTAAACCAATCAACAATGCCTTCTACTTGCTCTTATTGCTGCGGCATCGGCCACAGAATTCGACAGTGTGACAGTGAAAATCTCGAAAGTAAATGGAGAGACGCAATCTATCGAGTGGTTCATGCTCCGACTGACGACGTTCTCTTCAGCCCCGACCATATTGTGCATGCAAAATGGGCTATGAGAAGAGTTAACTCGAAGTTGCTACGTTCCATCTCGGCCAGATTTTGTGGAGGTAAAGTAAGTGAAACTAAGCCAATCGCTATGGATCGCATTATTGGAAAAATCGCTGAAAACTATGACGAATGGGTTCTAAACGACCAATTGCCGATTAGAATGGAGCATCTTCAGTGGGTTCCTCACCCGACTTTTCTAGAAGCCACTGGAGCCAGAGTTGAAGATTTTCAGGGGTTTCGTCAACAAGTTCAAGAACCACAGCCTGTCATCGAGAAGCCAAGAAGGCACATTCAGTTGGCACTTTTGGCTCTGGAGGACGAAGGAACTGAAGATTTAACAGTCGAGGTCGACTGCCCGATTTGTTTAGAAGATAAACCGAAATTTATGATGTTATCGACCACATGCAACCACGAATTTTGCGCTGGATGTATGTGTCAGCATCTGAAGACGTCGAAGCAGACCGCCTGTCCATTGTGCCGGACCGAAATCAAAACCATCTGGGCTAAAGACCCCGATTGCTATGCGGAAGTTCGCAAGGCATTCAGTAATTAGGTAAGCCAATGTTTCATTTGTATTTGTTATTTTTAGAAAAATCGAAAAATAAAAAGAAAAATAAAAAGAATAAAACTGTCAAAAAAATGTGGTCCCCTAAACTGGGGACTCTTTTTTTACATCTTTTTCAACTCATCTTCTACATATTTCTATTTCCTGTAATTTTCTTTTGAGTTTCACGATGCATATCTAAAACGCCGGCCTTATAGTATTGTCCTGTAGGTTCATATTCTCCATCACTATTCAAGACAAAGTCTGCGAAAAACGCATGTGGTTGAATCGTGCTGGCCTCTATGACTTTTTCTTTTTCAACGTAAATTTTTTTTACCGTGAAATAACCATTTTTATTACACCTTTTAACCTTTCAATCGCCGATTTATATATCATAATTCTGCCGAAGGCAGAATTACTGTATATAAAAGGTGATTTATCGGTTACAAAGTAACAGTTACCTAATTACATTAAAAGATGCCGACCCTGGGTCGGCATTTCACTTCGTAGTAAATGTAAAAAGGTGTAAAACTCATAATAGGGGTAAACGTGTATATAGTCGTCGGTAAAGAAGACATAGTATATATACCGGTTATAATAAATTCAATGATAAATTCAAGGATAAAATCAATTTTATATTCTCAAATTAACCACCTTCATTTCATTTGTTCTCTCTGGTCCGAAAAAATAAATAGTATCGGTCGCCTCCGTTTTCCATCTTAATAATAATTCCAAGAGAACACATAATTCGGGTCTCTCGATATCCGTCGATTTATATAGCCCAGGTTCTCCCATTATCCCCGCTATTTTACCAGCGATCATCATTTTCGAAGAATCCGTGCATTTGGCCCCCTTATTATTTCTTTTTTGTGTCACATCTTTGGTCTTGAAGACAATCTCCTTCCCCTTAAAAGGATGCATGAAACCGATTTCTGTCCTATTTATTTTTTCAATGGGGAGAACCAATCTTTCCTTTCGGACACCTTCGAATAATCTTTCATCGGTAAATTGTGCAAGTTTCCATTGGTTCTCCTCATCTTTTACAAAAAGTCTATTTACTTCACCATCGGCCAAGACAACACCTTGTTTTATTTCGCCCATTTCTTCCGCCTCCATAACCAAATCATTGAAATAAAGCCGGACAATGGTCTCATAAGCACTCTTACCAGGATTTGCCCCAGGAATATATAATCGAGTAACAAAAACCAATTTATCAGCCATCGATAGTTTGTCAAGAAAATGGAATATGACATACTTACTGATTAGCTCACTTTTCATACCATGAACGGTTAGCAATTCAGGAACAATTTTATTTGCGTGATTGTACCAATCGCTATCCGTAGCTTTGACTGATAAATCCTTCTTGATCATCCTCTGGACCACGGATTTTAAGTGATTCATTAATTCCTCATATGAAGTGGATGGCTTTGCCACCACTTCGGATGGAGCCATAGAAGGTTCTCTTTCAGGACCATCTTCTCTTTTTGATTCGGCCTTAGCTTCACCTTCATCTTCACCTTCGGCATCCTCCAAAACTGGCTCTATAACTGCCAATGGTTTAAATTCCTTTGGAAGTTCCAGCCTTAGCGAACCCGGTTTATAATCCACAGGAACGGTTCTCTCATATACTGAAATAGTCTCATCCATAATCTCATTCGGCTGGAAAGCATAATATTCCCCTCTAGAAATCAAGTATCCAGACCTCCCATATTTATCGACCAAGCCTTCAAATTTATTCTGGACAAAGCGTGTAAGAGCATAATAAATGTGCTCTATAGGATATTTTTTAATAAAATTAATGGCAGATATCAAATGGTCCCGTCTATAGACCATCCGCTCCATAAATAAATCGCGAATCTTTTTCATAATAACTACCGAATTATTTTTTATGAAGTTCTCATCATATGTATTTTTGATAATCGACCGATGGATCACGCCTACAGGTTTTTTACATTTAAATTCGCAATCAGCCATATAATCACATACTTCGGTTCTCGGTTTATCTCCTACCCTGAATGGAATTAATTCATCACCCCTAGATGAAAGACGGATTTCTATCGACTGGTTTGCTACTTCCTCCAATAATTTCTTTTCGCTGAAATTCGTCTGACCAATATTCAATTGACAATCCACAGCAGTTTCCTTCAAGATACGCGTAACACGACCTATTTGAACCGCCTTTTTCTCAGCACTCCTATAGACATACATATCAGCGGCCTCTTCGTCCCTATCCAGAGAGGTGCCATGAAGATATATCTCTACATTACGGTCTTCGAATTCCAAATCGCAATGGCTGAGATTTCTTACACCACGACCTATAATCTGCTCTATACGATTCATGTTATACCAAGGTTCCAAAATATGTATCTGCCGGATATTTTTAAAATCCAATCCCTCTGATGCCGCCATAGAAATCAAAATGACTTTCACTTGAGAACCGTCGGCATTTGATTTGTTCGTGACAAATTTGAGGTCATCATTGTTATTCTGTGAAAAATCCTTCTCACCTGTTATCATAACATATCGGGCGACCCCTTTTGCTCCCTTTTTTCTGGGCTCCATAGTAATAGCATCTACAGGATCCGCCGAATGTTTGAAAAGATTGCGATTGTGGTCGGGTGTAGAAGCATATCTGGAGAACCCCATGGATTCTAAAGCAAGGGCCATCGGAACTAAACCGCCATCAATGAACTGAGAATAAATAATAATAATCCCATTAGAAGGCCTTCGAATAATATCACAAATATTGGCTATTTTTGCACTATATTTCCCAATGTTTTCCGGAGAAAATATATCGCCATATGTTGCTTTTGTTTTTGGTTTATATTCGTAATCATATCTTCTTGGTATGGGTTTTTCTGTTCTACTAAATTTCAAATTGGCCATTAAGCCTCCTTTACCAATCATAGATTTAATCATCTCTTTCTTGGTGGTTTCTGTTGCGTTCTTAGATTGTCCAGCAATCAATTTGTCCAAAACAGGATTCGGGTAAACAATAATGAGGGATTCCAGAGGGGCCATCAACAAAGTATACCCAAAACTCTCCATGTTCTCGAATGTTGGCATAGCACGCTCCTTACCATTCTTATCGACGGCTACTGTAGATTTAAGTCCCAAATAATCAATAATCGCCTGATATCCTTGGCCCTGATAAGAGCCGATTTCATTTTTATATACAGGAATAAATTGAAGAGGGTCTGAAATAAGCGCCTGATTCATTTGTCTTGTAGGATATTTACCGTTTTCTATGAAGACCCTGGATGGGTCGAATACCTCGGGATAGATCCTGTAGGGAAATACATATGGGTTCTCACCTCTCACATAAGAAATATATCCTGTCAATTTGCGAATGAGAACATCTTTACCGATTTCCTCGCCATTGGGTCCTCGAATCCAATCCCCATCGGGTTGGAAAACTTGGTCTACTTTAATAGCCGGGCGTTTGTCATTTGCATTTAGTAAATTGACCAGCCATATGATTTCATTGTAGGAATTATACATGGGCGTAGCCGAAAGTAGAAGTAGACGCATATTATCGCTTTTTCTCGCGATTTCATTAAGAAGAAGTGATGTGAGTTTGGTTTTATTAGCATCACTGATACGGCTATTATGGATTTCGTCTAAGATAACAAGACGGTTATTGAAATGTGCCTTTATCTTTTTCTCGCGCATTAAAGCGGCTTCTTCTGGAGTATATCCTGCATCGGCCGGAATAGAAATCGCTTTACGGATATAATTGGCAAATTCGCCTTTATTTCCCATAAAAACGTAGAAGTTGTTGATTAGCGACCGAATTTGCGCTATTATTCTATCACGAGTGAGTCCTTGTAAATTTGTAGGATTGATTTCTTTTATTAACGAATTACCAATACAAGTATTCAGGTTCCATGTCCCATCTGGGAGTTGTTCAAGTCTGCGTTCGTCGAATAATTGTAGCCGGAAGTTGTCTTGCACATTGGGCGAAGCCACTATAATAATTCTCTTCGTGATACCCATCTGCTTCATATATGCTCTCATTTCTTCGGCAATTCCAATAGCACTACATGTTTTACCGGACCCTAGACCGTGGTACAAAAGAAGACTATTATAAGGTGTTTGAAAACTCAGGAAGTTTCTGACGAATAACTGATGAGGTAATAATTCGAAAGGCGCATTACATAGACGGTTGGCTTGTTCTTTGATATTCTTGATGGCTCCATCATATTTTGTATCGGTAAATTCTTTTCTTTGTGCAATTTTGTGGCTGAAATTGGGATCATCGAGAGTTGGGTATAACTCATTCTTTATGATATAATCATCGACGGTTCTCGAAGTTGCGTTTGATGGTGATACTGAAGGGGGTCCTGAAGAGGATTCTGATGGTGATACTGAAGGGGGTCCTGAAGAATAATCTGTTACAGAATACATAGATGGTTTTATTTCACCACTTTCATTAATTTCATAATCCACTGATTTAGAAGGAACTAATTGAACTACGTCTGCGTTTTGTTCGGCTTCTTCTTCAATACTACTTAAAGATTCACTCGAACGAACTACCTCTTCTGGATCATCTATGGAGGCTTCTACCAATGCTTCAGCATTGACATCCTCTTCTACTACGGGGACTTTTTCTTCCTCTTCATTTTCCGAATCTGTTTCTGAAGTTTCAACTACTGGTCGAGACTTTGGCATTTCAGAAGGTTTTACTTTTTTTTTCTCACATTCTCCTGTTTTTTTATTTCGTTCATATCCAGGAGGACATCTCTTTTGTTTTTCAGCAGATTTCTTTGTTTCTTCTTTTTTTTCAACAGGTTTCTTTGTTTCTTTTTTAGATGCCTTCTTTTCTTGTTTTTTCGGTGCCTCTTTGTCTTCTTCCTTTTCCTCCGCTTTCAAAGCATTCCTATTTTTTTTAGTCCGTTGGAGTTTCGGGGGTTTTACTTTGTTTCCTTCTTCATCAACAACAATACCCTTATGCTTGTTTCTTAATGATTGTTTATATTTTTTGATTTCTTCCGTCATAGGAACACATTCGCCTGTTTTAGGGTCTTTACGAGTTCCAGGTGGACAACGTATTGATTTAGGTTTATCCATAATTTACAATATATGGATAAAAAACTTTGGTTCATTTTGACTTCAAAATGTTTCAAACCGTCAAAATATAATTCGTCAAACACTTATAAATATCCTTTATGACCCGTTTTTTTTCTAAATTATAAGACCGTATCGAAGCCAAGCATCCATCATAAGATTTCCATTCAATCTTACTCACTTCAGTTTCATCGAAAGGTCTATAAACAGCACTATCAACCTTCATTAAATAATATTTATGTTTATACGATTTAAAATTCGAACCCATAAATATCTCTTCAAACGGCTGCAAATTTTCAATAGTTGAATTCCCTTTATATCCAGTTTCTTCTTCAAATTCACGCAAAGCACATTCAATATCCTTTTCATTATGATTCCGACGGCCTTTCGGGAATCCCCATTCAGCTTCGTCCCATTGAGAACATTTATTCGATTCTTCTATAAGACTCGCCAAAGTATAATTATCGCCATCATGTTTCATTACACCTGAAACCAAAGTATCGAATTTGTCCCTAGAAGACCGTTCTTCTTGAATATACTGTCCCGATTGATTACACCATAGTTCTCCCCATAATTCCGTAAATCCACACGTTAACAGCCCTTTTTTTTCATGAATCGTCATTTCATTCAACAAATTTAAAAGATATTCTTTATTATAAATCGAATATTTTCCTCGCATAAAATCCATAAAGCCTAAAGTATCTTTACGTCGAATCATCAAAAACTGGAAATCACCATCATCAGTCTTTCGGAAAGCGACAATCCCCAAACTTATTATAGGCATTTTACATTGATGAAAATTATGTCCGGATTTACCGCAATTACCACATGACGGTTCCATTACATTATTATAATCCTAACCTTCTATATAGTTTCTAATGGCTTCTTATGACCCAGAAGAATTAGACCCCATGATATGGGGCCCCCATTATTGGTTCTTCTTGACAACTTTAGCGATGGGCTATCCAAATACCCCGAATTCTGTAACGAAGAGAAAATATTACGAATTTATTTCGAACCTCCCTATATTCATACCCAATCCCGAATTGGGAAATAAATTTAGCCATTTACTTGACCGATATCCAGTGTCGCCCTATTTGGATAACCGCGATTCGTTTTTGAGATGGGTCCATTTTATTCACAACAAAATCAATCACCTTTTGGGTAAAGAAGAAATATCTTTTACTGCCGCTTTAGAGAACTATCTTGCAATTTACAGACCCAAACCGGTTGAATTGTCAGAAAGGATTAAATGGCGCAAAGCAGCACTGGTCGGAGTCATCATTTTTATTTTATTCTTTTTGATTTACTTGAATTATAGATAGTAGTGCGGACCACAATATCTCCATATAATATAGACAATCAATGCGTATAGAAATAGTAATTTTTGCAGTAACAGTGTTTTTTATTTTTAATACATACACTGATGGAAAATATTTGAAAATGGCGTTTCAATATAAAAAGTATTATCATATGGCGGCCATTGCATTAGGTGGGTTCGTTATTTACTTCATGGTCAAGAAGAATCCACTTACTATGGGAACTATGTTAGCAACTACGAATGATTATTTGAAATATATGCCTATTGATAAGGGAACATCTTCTATTTTGAGTCCTATTTTGGATTTCACTAGTCGGCAAGATTTCCAACAGTCTCAATCCATATATGGAGGAAATGTTCCGGTTCTCCCAGTAGACCATTTAAAACAACAGCAGAAAATAGAGCAATCAGGTATTAATAGACCAGGCCAGAGAGTCAAGAGGTCAGTCAGTGAAACAAAGAAGAAATTTATTTCAGCTCGCCAAGGATGGAAATGCGGACATTGTCAAGAAACATTAACAGCTTGGTTCGAAATAGACCATGTAATCGCTCTAGAGCACGGTGGTTCAAATCATGTAGATAATTTAGTTAGTCTTTGCCCTTCGTGTCATAGAAGAAAAACTGGATTGGAGAACCTCTGAACCCCGAAATAATATATACAATATATAAATGGCACTATTTTTATTAATATCGTATTTATCTATTCTAGTGGTTCTCTATTTCATATATTCGAACACAGTTTTAGCGGGAAACGACCCGAAGGCTTTCACGAAGAATTATATATATAATATTTTCGCTATAGTGGTTCCAGTTATTGTCATTTTCGGCCTCATTTCAATACTTTCTTTTGAACCCACCACGACAATGTATCTCATTTTCGGCGGATTAACAGCCGCCATTGTAGGTATAATCATCTACTATTTCCTACAGACGACTCTTTCGCAATACATTTTCAATAAGTATTTATTGTATTTGGTTATTGCAGGTATATTATTAATCGGAGCTTCCATCGTTTTCACTATTTTTTCGGGGACGCTTCGTAAGATGACCGGATGGACGGGATTCTTCATTAATTTGTTGTTTTACATTCCATGTTTAATCCGTGATGCAGTCGGTGCTATAGTTGCTGAATACACCAGTTTTTCGAATACACTGGTAATTTTATTTGCTATCGAGGTGATTTTGATTATGACATATTTCTTCATGATCCCCTTTGTAAATAGCAAAATATTCCCTAAGACAACGGTTTTACTGGACGAACCTGTTATGTTGAATACAGGAATGCCCCTGAAAACTCCTGTAGATATTTCGAATAATTTCGGGCTCTCTATGTGGGTTTATGTGAATCCTGGGTCAAAGAATAAACCAGGATATGCCGAAGAATCGCCCATATTTTCCCTTTTAGACGCCTCTGGAAATAACCATATACAGTTGACATATTCGAATGTGGAGCAAGGAAATAACGATTTTATTATGTATATTGGAGAACAAGAATTCCCAATGACCCTACCATTACAAAAATGGCATAATTTCGTTTTTAATTATATAACACACGATGTTCCAGACTCAACCGCTGATGCTACCCCTACTCCTACACCAACTAAAGGAAATAAAAGTTGGGGCGAATACTTATTATCATTTTTCTTTAAGACCCCTGCACCGACTCCTAGTCAGCCTATGAAAAAACAAACAACCGTCGATATGTTTGTGAATGGAAATTTAGAACGGTCTTTTACATATGAAGACAAAATCCCCATAGTGTCAAACAATAGCACTATTTCTATAGGGTCTATAATTGATAATTTAACGGTGGTATCGGATGGTGTCGAATCGGCGAACATGAATAATTCGAATCGTGATGGATTATACGGGTCAATATGTAATATCGTTTTTTATGACAAACCGGTCACAAAAATGGCTCTCATATATAATTATAATTTATTAGTTATTAGGAATCCGCCAGTATAATCATTTTGTATGCCCCTTAGTAGATACATTCTTTTCTACAATGATAATATATATGAACTTTTTTATCATTATTTTAGGAATCATAGTTGTTTTTCTTATTTATTATGTTTATACAATTGTAACGGCAGTTCCTACAATTGTAAAACACGTGGATTTGACTCAGGCGGTTGCAAATATTCCTTCGTCGGCCATATCGGATCCCTATAGTACAAATTACACAATAGGTGTTTGGATATATGTTTCACAATATACTCCGCAAATCGGTCGATTCCTTATGTATGGCGATGCAGCCAACAACGGAGCTAATTCGCTTTTTAGTTTGAGAATGGATACTAATGGAAACAATCTATATGCAGATGTTTTAGTAAATAAAATCGGCGGAGGAAAGACAGTTATGCCTATTTTGTTAAATTTGACACAGGATTCTTTTCCCATCCAAAAATGGGTTTATGTTGTTGTGTCAGCCTCATATAATTATATTGAAGGATATCTAAATGGCAAGTTTATGACAGCCGTTAATATTGGTAATAATACTTCTTATGGAGTCAATGGAATATATCAAGCACAAGCACCGAAAGACCCAAATGCCGGTGCTACATTTTATTTTGGAGGTCTAGGGTCTACCATGGATGATGGAATTACTGTAAGACAATCCGGATGCCCGGTCATGTTATCGCAACTATCTAGGTGGAATACTCCCCTTACAGCGGGAGATATTTACAATAATTATTTGAAAGGAAATGGCGAACAGACGAGTATTTGGGGACCGGCTTATCATATGAATATTAATATCCAACAGGACAAGAGTTCTTATGTTTTGCCTCTATTCTAATCCGGGGGCCTGCTATGCTTCGCTAACCCCTGGCCAGGGTGCCTTTGGCACCCAGCTGTGCCCCATAGGGGCACTGGACCCCCGCTTGGCTTCGCCATTATATTTTTAGAACCACTTTGGGAACCACTTTGGGAATCACTTTGGGGACCACTTTGGGAACCAATTTGAGAACCACTTTGGTAACCATTTTTTGGAGGTGTCAAGAAGATATATTATTCATAGCTTTGCTAAGAATTTGTCATAAAGGTTCAATATGACAAATTCTGTAATTAGGATAAATCATGGTCTAATCACGGATGCCGATAGGTCATGAAGATATATTCTATAGGTTAATATATATTTAGTATGATGGAACCTCAAACGCCATCTTCAGGGACTCCTCCAGGAGCTCCCATAGGATTTGAAAATGCCGGCCAAGCCTTAGCAAACACTGGGACTTCTATTACTAATACAGTATCAGATGCTGCTAAATCGTTCTCTGACCCCGGTCAAGTAAATACTACTAGCACGAGTTTCTTAGATTCAAATGGTATCATCGCCAAATTCGTGTTTTTAATACTAGTTATTATTATCTTTGTGATACTCTTTTTTCTTATAGTGAAATTAATAGGATATTATTCCCAGCCGAGTGAAAATCCTATGTTAATCAACGGCCAAATAAATGCTTCGAAAAAAGTAGTTATCAGCCAAAATCCGGCAAGTAAATCCGCTATTCCCATTCAAAGGTCTAATAACGAGGCAACAGGAATCGAATTCACTTGGTGTGTCTGGCTAAGTCTAAGCCCCGACGGAGTCGGGAATGCCGTTGCACCTACATGGCATAGTCCTATTTTCGTGAAAGGAGACGCAAGTCTTCCAAACAATGGTGTAAATCCTTACTGTTCTATGAATAATGGCCCCGGTGTATATTTCGGAACACCTAGCGAGCCTAATCATCTCTATATTTTGATGGATACAGTCGACACCCCCGCTATTAATAGTCCTAATTTAGTGATTGATATATCGAATTTGCCGACGAACTATTTCCATTTAGCAGTTCGTTGTCAGAATACGTTTATGGATATTTATATCAATGGCACACTTGTTAAAAGACACAATTTGATGAATGTCCCGAAGCAAAATTATTATGATGTCAATGTGTGCCCTTATAACGGATACAATGGCCTCCTCTCCAACCTACAATATTTTAGCAAAGCACTCAATGTCATAGAAATCAATCAGATTGTTAGAAGAGGACCAAATACAAAGGATGTCACGCAGAGTTCATATAATCCTGTTATGGTTAATACTATTTCGACATCGTGGTATAATAGTTTCTTATAAGTATATTTCTTCATGACATTTATAGATAGATATAAATATAATGGGCTCAAGTCTTCCAAATATATGTACAGATACGACCTATTTGAATTCCATTAATCAAAAAAACCGATTTCAGTTATTCAATATTCCGGCAAATAGATATGACAATTTGATGAATAATCCATATGATAAAATAAACCCGAATACTAGCCAACCCTACACAAAATTCGATTTAGATATGCGACGAAAAGCAGAGATTTTGAAATACAACAGCAATCGTATGTCAACCCAAACGAATAACTTAACAAGAGCCCAGAAATTTGCCCAAGCAGTAAATGGTTATTCACAACAGAGAACATTGTCACAAGCATTTATAGCTGCAAATACTGTAAATGGCGTTGTAAATACATGTCCTACAGGGACTATTATAAAAACTCCTTCGTCGGCTAGCGATGTCCCTGGTAGTCTCATGTTATATGATGACCCTACAGTTCCTCTTTATAATTTAATAAACGATAATACGACCGCCGCATATGGTATTATTAATCAATTACAAAACCCTTATCCGAGCGGGTTTCAATATTCGGCACAATCAAATGTCATTTATAATGGAGAACATCCTGCTTCACTTTTTACGATTTATATGTTTAATACCCCTACAAAAACATATGCGTTTTCTTTTACAACTCCGATTTTACTACAATTTTCGGGGTTGCTTAATTCTACTACATTACCTGCCGCTGGAACTATAAATTCATTCCAAATTGTATTGAACTCACTCACGCTTAATGTCAATTACAGTTTGTCGCCAATGAAATTGAATTCAAATATATCATATATTATTAATACTACTTCATTAGATTTGCAACCACTTCTTTTAGATGTAAGTGCTAACCCTCATGTATCTAGTTTCAATGGATCTTATTATTTGGGGACAATAATGGTTTCAAATATTGTCCTACCAGTTGACCTTGGATATATATATGATTTTCAGTTAACCCCTAATTTTTCGACGATTTATCCCGAAAATAGTCAGTATACAACATTTTATTATGAACCAGTGCTTTCATCTGTTTTTAATATTACACAAAATTCTATAATACCAAGTCAGACAAATTGCTCTATAAATCCAAATACGACCGTTGTTATGCCTCCAGGAACGCCTTTTGGGACATTTTCAGTTATTGGAACACCTAGTCTTTATTCTTCATAGTTCTACATCTTTTACATGTTTGCACTTTTACACCTTTTCGCATCTACGATGCGCAAAGTAACCGGACTACTTGTGCCAATCCATTCATTTCTGCCCCCGAAGGGGGAATATTGAATGAGAATTGGTGTAAATATGCAATGGTGTAAATCTCCGATTATATAACACTGAAATCGCCTTTGGCGATTTTTTGGATATAAAAGAACATTTATCAGTAGCAACGTCGCTACACAATACAGTTACATTTGAATCGCCGATTTATAGGTTAAAAAGGTCTAAAAAATAAATCGCTCTAGGAAATATTTTTTCTGCATTATCTCCCCAAGAAGAAACGTCGAACTTTAATTCGTTGATACGGTTCTCGATAAATGTCAAGAAGATTGAATATATAACGACTAGTCGCTCGACATTTTCGATAGATGCCAGTAAATGGGTTTTATGACCATGATACATGAAATCATCTAATACAAATTCGGGGTGTTTTATGAGAACATCGGTATAAACTTTATCGATGGGTTTTTCATAGTATGTCATGAAGGTTTGATATATTGTATTAAACATGGGGAGAATCTCGCGATATATTTTTACATCTTCTTTATTTAGGATTTTATATAGGACTGTCTCCCTTTGTGCTGTTATTTGTTCACGACATTTATCGGAAATCCAATCCAACTGGCATTTATACTGATGAACATTTGAAAAAGAACACATTTGTTCGAGAATATCTTTATCGTTTTTCTCTTTTTGATATTTGGCGTAATTCTTTTTGAGTTGTTCCAATACATTTTTGCGTTCAAAATTCGACTGAATTGCACCATATTTGTCTAGGATTTCCTTTATGACCTCATCCGAACAAGCGGACTCTGGACCAGGCGTTGTAGGAAATAGTTCTCTATTTAAAAGGGCGGTTTGGGTGTTATCTAAAAAAAGGGTTGAATAACACCCACCGCGGACATTATCGATACCCCGCGCCAACATTTCCTTCTTGACAAATATATCGAGGTCTAATGGATGGGTTTCATCGAATTGGTTTATAATTCGAATTGGTTTATGAGTCTTTAAATAATCATATTTGAGAACCGATTCTAGGAAAAAACGCGGAATATCTAACACAGGTTCTCTGCGGGCCAATAAAAATACTTTGGAATTTGCTAATTCTAATAAATATATAATTCTCATATTAAAAAAGATAATAATGGTTTCTTTATTATCTTTTGACTTTCTATTCATTTATATTTACGATTGGTTCTGTGTCAAATTCGGGTTCAAACACATTTGCTGACTAGGGAAGACTTGTCCTGAAAGACATTTATCTTCATCTGACACATTAATACATCCACGGGCCCCATTATATTCACCTACAAGACACCAATTAGATTTGGAAGAGGAGGAACCAGATTGTATCGGGTTAGTAGTTTGATTAGGTTCGGGTTGGTTCGGGGCGATGGTTGGAGGTTGGTTTATTTTTGCGTCTAATGTCGCGCCTGCTCCGTGACCGCTTGCTTTCAAAAGTAAATCTCCTACAGAATGGACTGTTCCGTTCAAAATATCAATACCCGTTTTGGATGTGTCAGAAACAAGGTCTGATGATTTATCAATTACATTACCCGAAGCATATCCTAAATCAGAAAGGCCTTTAGAAACAATCGGATTGAAAATATTGATAAAGTTCTGGAGTGCATTTCCAAAAATAGCGAAAATATTTATTCCTAAAAGTGATAAAACTAGGACGACTAAGAGAACCATAATCAATAGATTTTTTATAGTATCATTTCCTGATGAAGGTGGAGCAGGATTTGTATAAGTTACTGAGGGGCTATCCATTATATTATAGAATTATATTTCTTATTCGTTCATCTTTTTCTTTTATTGTATTTGATTATTATAAAATGGGCTTTTTCAATTTTTTGGAGACATTATTCTTTATTAGTTTAGCCATTACGTTTGTTTTGATAATCATGTTAGTTTATCATTTCAAGGGACGTTTGGTTGTCTTAGAACAAAAGACAAATACTATGTTTGAGATTTTGAGTTCTATGATAAAGGAAATGAAAGATATTCGAGAAAGTTGTTCGGTTGTTTCTGATAAGATCGATACACTTGAACGTTCTAATAATGAATCTGTTAAAGTTGAGCCAAACCCTGCGTTCTCTCCTTCGATGCCTTTCGGTGGTGGAGCAGGTGGGTTATTCCCTCCTGAATTGTTTCGTTTATTTCAGATGGGGGGACAATCGCCTTTTCAAGCAAATGAATATGATGATGAAGAAGGAGACGATTATGAAGGCGAAGAAGGTGAATTCAAGAAGATTGTTGTATCTGACACTGAATTAGATTCCGATGACGATGAAAATGATGTTCGCGTTATTTCGGTGGATATAGATAGTTCTACTCTACCTGAATTAGGTTCTTTAGATGAATTAAAAGAAGAAGATATCGTTTTGGATGATGACGAACCAGAAGTATTGGAAGATGGAGATGACGTAATTGAATTAGATGACGAACTTGAAAACGAAAACGAAGTCGATGTAGAAGGAAAATCAACCGAAAATTCGAATGAATATACCGAACAAGTGGATTACAGAAAACTCGATGTGTCTTATTTGAGAACAATGGTTCTCACCAGGGGTTTAGCGACTGACACAAAGAAACTCAAGAAGTCTGATTTGATTCGTCTTTTGGAAGGTTAAACCACGGTAAAACAAAATATTATATAAAATATATATAATGTTTCAATCAGAACTTTTATCCTATCAATCCGCATATCCTGAAACAAAAGAAACGCTTCCTCCTTCGGCATTAGGATATCATGCTAATAGCAAATATGATGGATTTCCTGCGCTCATGTCGGATGGCCGCACAGTAACTGCTTCATATCAACCCGAAGCTGTTCTCAATGAACATCTTTTAAGAGAAATCGGCGTTGAAACGAACTGGCAATATCGAAATTATCTTACTAAAAACGCAAAAGAAATCATGAAATATAATTGTATCCAGACAGCCACTGATTCGGGATATCTTAAAAGATATGCTGATTTAGGTTCGTCTACATATTCCACACCATTTGTTTATCCTTCATTCGAGAACAAACAACAACCTAAGGGGTATGAAGATAGTGACTTAAAGGAATTATATCTTACACGAGACCAATTACAGGCACGTATGATTGCTCCTGAAATTACCCAGGCGGAGCTTTATAAGAAAAAACTGACATAAATCAATATCGTGGGAATTTCATTAAATAAAATATTTGAAATATATTATTATGGACAATACTATATTTGTATCTGTATTTAATTTGGGATGTATTGAAATTGCTGAAAACCATATTATTTCTTTATTAAAAAAATAACATAAACAACTATTTGGCCTACGTGACAGACGAAGAAAGTTTCAATATATTAAACAAAAAGGGATACAATATAAAATATTATTCTATTGAAAAAATAAATTCTGAAAAAATGGATTTTGGAACAGAAGGATTTATACCAGTGAAGATTTAAAATGGGACGCCCCAGAGGGGCGTCATTTCAAATCGTTACTGATATCTGACCCTTGGAGAATTAAAATGTCCCATTTTAATTCTTCAAGGGTTTAA